AATCGTTGTGTTTGTTGATAATGTGCCTGTGTTGATACGAATACCGTTACGAATTAAGTTGCTAGATACTTTACTAGCTGTGATTGTTCCATCGCTTACAGAACCTACATCAAATACATCCCCAAGAGCCACAATGAAATCTATTGTGTCGTTAGTAGTCAAAGCTTCAGCAAATACAAGATTGCTTCCACTGACTGTGAAACTGTCTTGAGGAGCTTGAATAATACCATTTAGAGATACTATTAGATGGTTTGCAGTCTCTGGAAAGTATGCTGAACCACCTAGCGTAAGAGCGTAGGTGTCCGTAGCAGAGGCAGCAGGGAATGATAGTTTATTAAACCCACCGCCTACAGGTCTTTTTCCTATGTATGGCATTATGGTTTCTCCGGCCAGACTACATCATCTAGACTGCTATATGTGTTGGTGATGTCACGCAAGGCTTGACGGTAGGTTGTCTGTGCAGATGTCATTGTTAAATCACTAGATGCCCACCAGTCTGTTTCCGCAATCAAACGATTACGTTCATTACGCAATGCAATCAAGTTACCTTCAGCTTCAGCCGCATCATTGTCGTACTCAACCAGATTACCGTCAGCGTCATAGGCTGTGTCGCCTCTAACTGTGACAACTGAAGGATTTAGTTTTAAGATAGCTTCGTGCTTCATTGTGCTATCTCCATTAAAGTTATATAAGATGGTTCTGAAGTAACAGACAAATATGTGGTTCCAGTGCCTGTAACTGTTCTTAAAGACATTTCATAACTAACAGAACTGGTTGTCGCAGGACTGTCTAAAAAAGTAATTGTGAGGGAGCCAGTATCATTATTACCGATTATACGCGCAGTCCCAAAAACACTCACTGATGAAATAATTTTTGTTCCACTTGAAACGCCACCTCTGTAAATATCGTAAGCGGCATTTTGAGCAGCAACGCTATGATATGCCCCACCAATATATGCAATTACCAAAACTTTATTGCTAGAACTGCTTGGTGTAATTGATGCTGTAACACCACTAGCTTGGGCTGTAGTCAATGTGGTAAGTACTGGTGCTTCATTTACTGTACCCTGCACAACCTGCACAACACTACCTGCTGGCAGTCCTGATGTTGCTACACCATCATTTGTTATTTTAGAAAGTGCCATCATAATCCCCTATCATGTAACCTTGTAGGTAACAGCAAGTATAAATGCTGTGTCGTTGCCAACATATGATTGAACCAAGCCAGCCATTGTATTGCCAGCCGCAAAATGCAATCTCAAAACTGAATATCCTGCTTCAGTGATACAACTAATAGGATAACCGTCATTATCGGAAGTGTCATAAGTACCTAAACCAGTTTGATAAGAAACAATACCAGCATAATAATTACCGCTGGGAACAGCAAAAGGCAGACCACCAATATATGTCCCACCTGTTGCATTATATGAAGCTGTGGTTGTAACACTTGCTGGATTTTCAACATATGTATGCACAGTTACATAATCACCAATTCTTTGATAAGTTGCTGTATGAACTGTAGGCGATTCATTGAATAAGGCATTGCCGTTAATGTCGCTAAAATAAGGCGACCAAGTTCCATTACTTACATAGTTATCTAAAAGATTTGTTGATGCTGTGCCGCCTAAATAAATACCGCCAGTTGCTGTTGTGGCTCCTGTCACAGCTAAAGTAGAACTAAACGTACCGCTTGTTGCTTGCAGTGCTTGGTTGCTTGGATGTGTGCTGGTCTGTTGTGCCAGTGAGTTATACACAACGTAAATATCATCTGTGGCTGCTACAGTGTATCCTACCAGATTAACTGTAGTACCGTTTGTATCAATAGTGTACGATTCAGTAGGTTCCTGACGCACGTTGTTGATAAAAAGGTCAATGCTTTCTGGACTAGATACAGCATGAGACAGGGTTAGGGTTGAGCCTGTAGCCCCTGTCAAATCCTGCTTTGGGGGTATCTTAGAAAACCCTTCAGTTTGTTGATTACCTACGTAACCCATAGTAAACCCCCTTATGTACTAATAGCATCAACGGCAGATACCCACACGTCTAGTGAGCTTGCTGTGTCCGACTGTACCCACAGTCTGTCACCACTTGCTACTACTACCTTTGCGCCACCATCAAGAAGCTGTAAAGCACCCCCTGCACTTATGGGCGCACCTTTGATAAGGTAGTGGTTAGTACCACCGTTAGAAATGTAACAATCTACTGTGATTGCATTTGTTGTAGTATTCGTCATATGGATACCTACGATGGTATCATAACTGTCAAAGTCTGTGCCATCAGGTATATCAGCCGCTGCTGTGCCTACGCCCTGTAGCATATATCGTCTAAAATTTTGTGCCATAATAATCCTCTAAACTATAGGGCGATTGCCATTGCGATTGCGAAGCCGTTAGTGGCGAAATTAGATGTATCTGCGGCAGCGTCTTGCCACCCAGAAAAGGTACGTACACGTAATGTGTTACTAGTATTATTGAAGTACAAGTCCCCAACATCTACTGTACCAGCATTTCCTGTAGGTGCAGCACCTAATTGATACGCTTCAGCATTAGCATCACTAGTAAATGCTCCGTAATACACATCACGTTGAGATTGAGTTTCGTTTTTAGCTTGATTTGCCCAATACTTAGCGGAATACTCGCCACCAGCGACAGCAGTATCACGGTCAAAACCTGTTCCACCACCAATAGCCCACTGTTTAGCGGAGCCAGCAGTATTACCAGCTTGTGTACCAATAGCATATTCTTTGGATGAATATTCTGTACCATCAACTTGACCAGTGGTCTCAACAGCCCAATCCTTTGCAGGACCAGCACCAGCCGTGTTACTTACTCCACCGTTGTCTCCGATAGCCCAAGCCTTAGATGAGTAGTTACCAGTGTTTACACCATTTTCTTGTACTTCACCATCTACTTTGATGGCGTAGTCTTTAGCTTCCTGTGCGTGTTCTTCAGCGTTTTGAATGTCAGTTAAGTTAGCTGTAAGCGTACTAGCTATACCTGCAACAGTTGTTACTTCTGTTTCAATACCTGCCACAGTGTTGATGTCAGGCAAGTTGGTAGATAAGAACTGCTTGTTTACAGCGTCCGTATTGTTTATGGGGTCTCCAACATTCTTAATGATGTTACCACCAGCATCCCAGCGATTGGTAGTATCTAGACCAATGGTATCGCCAACTCTGTCGTTAGCTTCCTGTGCAGCGTGGAAGACCTGAATACTACTATTATCCAAGTCTTCTTCTGTTAGGACTGAGCCTGAGGCAAAGTCAACTGCACGTGCTGTTAGGTCTGTTGTACGTCTTACTTGTACAACTGCACCTGTTGATGGAGCAGAGGTTAGCTGCACAGTAGAAGTAGAAGGAAAAGTCAGGCCTGTTTGAGCCACACCATCTACAGTGACGCTAATCTCACTTGTATTTTGAAATGTGAACGGAATAGCAAACTGAGTAGTTGTGTTATTCGTTGTTGTGTAGTTTTGATATGAAAGAGCCATCTCTTTTCCTTTGTTTATCTAATGATGTAACTTTAGGTTAGTTACCTAGCTCGTTTGCCATAGAGTTAAATAGCCACCTTGCTCCGTACAAAGATTGTGCAGGAGCCAGTCTAAAAAGTCTACGCCATTCTGCCTCTGTAATTTCACCATCGTTAAACATTTGTGTTATTTGTAATGCGTTTTGAGCGATAGAGACAGCAGGTGGTGTTATAGCATATGTATTACCATCCATAGCACCAGTAGTAACTTGATAGATGTAACCAAACAAAGAGGCTGCACCAATCTGACTTAAAGCACCTTGAGTAAAGTTAGCAGGTTTCATGCGTTCTTGTATGTATTCATCTGCATCACTACGTCCAGCAGCATTAAGTTGTACACGTGCTGTATACATAAGACTACCCATAAGGGCTGAAGACAAGATAATTTTAGCTATTGCCAAATCACCATGCCTTGCACGTACGCCTAACCTCATTGCTTGCTGCTCAAGTGAAGCAAGTGGAAAACTTAAAAACTGAAAGAAAGTTTTACCAAACTCAGAGCGTAAGAAACCATTAGTTGACGCAATGTTCATTTCTTGAACATTCTGTCTAGCTTCCTTAAAACCTGCTGCTTGAAACTTTTCTCTCACAGGTTCAGGCCAATCTTTCAAATTA